TCGGTCATGCAGCATCTCGAGAATGACCTGAAAAGACGTGTACAACGTGGCCTCGTTCATGTTGATATAATCTACTCTACTCAAGGCTTTAAATCATTTTTTTCTTTGCTGATACAAATGGCCAACTTTGACACTCCGCTTTATTACATCAGTGACACGAATAGCACGACATTTGCGGTTCAGTCTGCCATCGCCAAGGCCGATCAAGACGAAAACGTGAGCAATATCGCGGGTTTGGGGAAGATTGATAGCACAATCGTGAGCGGCTTGACGTCGGGTTTCGAAACTACTCTGAAAACCGAGGTAGAAAAATACCTAGAAAACACAAAGAGCTTGAACCTTCAAAACGAGATCTACAACACCAACATGTACATGAGCCAAAGCATGACCATGCAAGAAGAACAAATCAACGATTTATCAGAAAAGGCACGAAATCACATCATGCGCCTACGACAAAAGTATCAACTCAAATTGTACGACATTAACTATTACAAGTTCATCACCACCGTGCTCCTATTCGCCATTTTCATCGTCGCCATGTCGGGCATGCTCCTAGGTTTCGCCCACAAACACGACCCGCCCGCACTCGACCCCACGATCTCTTGGATCATTGTGGGAGTCGTCATCACGTTGTATCTTGTCGTCGTGTTCATCTACTTGCAAAACAACTCTAATCGACGAAAGACAGATTGGAACAAATACAACTTTGGCACTTATGGCAAGAACAATAGCGGCTCGTGCAACACGTAACTCTCAAGCTCACACCATTTTTCAGATCGACCCATACCATGTGGGGGCGTATGCGTTGGCCGACAATGGCACGTCAATGGAAGTAGGGAGCCGAAACGCGCCCGCGATCTCGGACTTGAACACGACAGTGTCTTCTTTCTCTTCATCTTTGCATGGTTCAAAGTGTTGTATTGGAGGCGGGGTTAGGAACGTCTCTGGTGGTTTGCTTGTGATGTGAGTGGTCTCTCTCTTTCGCACCACCACATGACCGGACAACCAAATGACTAGAATGACCATGAACAAGACGGCGACGGTAAGGTCGTAAAACACCGCGATTGCGATCGATATCGCAATGTATGGGCAAGCGAACGCCAAATGCTTGGCGAGCTTGTGAATGGGTGCATTGTCCAAGAATGGCGTGAGCAAGATGTAAGCGACCAAGACGACTTTGATGATAGTTGTGTAATGGCTCATTACAACAATCGGAGAAAAAAGAGTAGCTATACACACACATACTACCGGCGCCCTCCAGCCGCCTTCTTCTCGAGTCTAACGTTCAAAAGCTCGACGGCATCCTTGTAGATCTTGTCCAAATCCCCCTCGACTCGCAAGCTATTGCCCAACTTCCCACCCATCAACTTCACGACTCGAAGATCGTTCACCCAAGAAATGGCCTGCTCAAGCGCCATCAAGTCGTCGGTCGATTTAACGGGTTGCACCTCGAGCAAGCGCTCACCCAACCAAAACTCGGACGCCACGCGTTCCCAATTCTGTTCCGAAATAGGGGCCGTCGCCAGAGCCCACACCGCCTCCCTAGACCCCGTGTCCGCATCCGTCTCATTGGCCACGTTATCCATGAACCACTCGAGTCGGCGGTAGACCGAGTGCTCACGTAGTGGTTGCACCCAGTCGGACTGGCCATCAAATTGCTCTGCCCAAGACTCGAGTGCAGTTAGGAGGCCGACCGCGTCAGTGGCCCCGTGTTCACGAAGCTCGCCTAAAGAAGGCATGATTGTCGCAACGTCGACTTTGAGGTCGGTCGCACGTGTTCCATTGGCAGCAGACAAAGCATCACGCAAAAAGTCGTCATTGGCATTGGCACAATAAAACACCTTGCCACACGACTGTGGGCCACGACCCGCTCGCCCGCTGATCTGAGCTCCCTCCCAGATCCGAAGCTCACGCGACTCGGTACCGTCATACTTGTCCGTCTCAGTAAACACGACGCTCTCGATGGGAAGGTTGACGCCGTGACCGATCACATCAGTAGTTACGATGGTGTCGCATTGACCCGACATGAGCTTGGCGATCTGGATACGTCGGGTCTCGGGTGGGAGTGCGCCATAGACGACGGCGGGCTTGTGGCCTAGCTTGCGTAGCCTGTCGGCGGTGGCCATGACTGACTTACGTGAAAACGCGACAAAGGCGGCGGGTAAGAACTCGTTAGATAGTTTTCGCTTAAAGTCAAAGTGACGTAGCTTGGTGTCGAGCTTGGCCAAGCGCGCTTTGTAGGTCACATCGACGTCGCAGTCGGTATACGCCTTGCGCAACAGGCCCTCTGTCTCCTTGGCGGCGATGATGTAGTACTCGTCATATCCGCGATTCATGAGCAGTCGGGTCCACACGTGGCCGCGTTCGGGGTCGCACGCCCAATGTGCTTCGTCGACAACTAGCACATCGCCCTCTGGGGGCGTACACTCGGCGGTGCAACAAATGATGCGTGCCTTTTCGTTGATGCGCTCCTCTCCTGTGATGAGGCCTACGTGGGAGGGCCCGATCTTGACACAGAGCTTGTCGTAGATCTCGTGGGCGAGCATACGCAAAGGCGAGGCGAAAGCTCCGCGCTTGGTGTGGCACAGCGCTGCGACGGCGTCATGAGTCTTGCCAGAGTTGGTGGGGCCGAGAAAAAGATGGACCTTCTTGCTGAGTAATGCCATGTTTCGGGTATGCTATATGGCCATCTTAAAACAGTGCGTGGAACCGCGAAATGAACAAAGTTATGCGCTTAAGGACATCTCGAAAAAATAATCCAATGTCTGAAACAGTCCAAGTATATCTGTCCGAGTGCGACACGTGGAGTGATGGCGAAGAGTATCATGAAGAAGACAACAATTACTACTACGACATGAAATTCTTCTACATTGTGAAAGAACCGGATTACATGGCTATCTATTCTTGGAATGCATACTCCGGAGACTTGCAAAGTGGAATCATCACTGATTGGACTTATTGTATGCATCTCAATCAAGTGAATGAGAGCACACCATGTGAAACGATCCAAAAAGAAGAAGCATTGATATTGATAAATCGAGAACATAAACGACTACGAGACAGACTGAGCATTCTAGAGAGTTGGGACAATGATCATGACTTTGTATCTGTAGAGAGACAAGAAAAGAAGAGATTGTGCGAAAAAATCGAAACTGTCCTTTTGACATTTTGAGGTGGAACAAAATCTTCATGAATCGTAGGTGAAGAAAGAGCATGACATTAAAGTATATTCTTCGCGACTCTCGGAAATTACCCTTCAAAATTGACAACAAGATTCTCGTGTTCAAGAACCACAATTATGCGTGCAATATTGCGAAATCGATTTCAAAACCGGAAGATATATCAATATCGTCAAATTTTATAAACGTCACAAAAAACGATGATGAGGCAAACAGTTTTCATGTTCACATACTCGACATGTCATACCACATTCAAGGAACTAAGGGTATACTTCCAATCGAGCAAATATCAACAGATCAGTATAGATACATATTTTTCGACTTATCGTATTAATACAGGGTCAAATTCCAAGTTCCGAGGGGAGGGGGATAGACAGGGACGGGACTTGGGAGGTTGTTGAGGTAGGCGGCCATGGCCGAGTTTGCAAAAGCGGCGACGATCAATATGATTGCGATAGTGGCTTGGTTCATTTTGTTTTGAGTATAATACGAATAATGGCTTTATACACTTTTCAATTTTTTGAAAGCTATATAAAATTGAGACACGGTGATCACGTATCACCACACAACCAAAATGGAGACGAGTTTATCTCATCAAGGGTACGGCATCCCTAAAAAGCACTTGACCGACGTTGATTTGGACCGCATTAGGCGCGAGCTCACCGTATCACCCTTTGTACCGCGCGACTATCAGATGGCCAACGCCGAATCTCGCGAGTTTCCACTATATCTCGAGAGCAGCAAAAAGATCTATGTGCCAAAGCACTACGGTATTACCGCCTATGGATCGCCCAAAGAGCTCAAGTTGTCTATGGGCAAAGACATCGACGTAGCGTTCAATGGCGCTCTTCGCGACGAGCAACGCGAGCCCGTGGCGGCCTTCTTGGAGGCAGCAGTGGATCCCGCGAGAATGGGCGGCATCCTCAACTTGCCCTGCGCGTTTGGTAAGACGGCCATCGCCATCTACACAATCACCCAACTCCATAAAAAGACGCTCGTCATCGTCCACAAGGAATTCCTCGTCGATCAGTGGCACGAGCGCATTTCGGCCTTTGCACCTACCGCCAAGGTGGGAATCATCCAAGGCAAGCGGGTCGAGATAGAAGGAAAAGACATCGTCATTGGTTTATTGCAGAGTTTGAGCATGAAAGAATACCCCAAGGAAACCTTTGAAGAGTTCGGCTTCGTCATCGTAGACGAGATTCATCGCACCGGTGCAGAGGTCTTTTCCCGAGCCCTAGCCAAGGTCAATTTCCGATACGCGCTCGGTTTGTCTGCGACGTTGCAGCGCAAGGACGGTCTATCCAAGGTGTTTATGTGGTACATCGGGGGCATCGTGTACCGTGTGGGCAAGAGATCCGACTGCGTGCATGTGCGTTCGTTGACGTACGACAGTGACGATATGAATTACTGTCGCACAGAGACGCTCTGCAATGGCAAGTTGAACATGAGCAAGATGATCAACAACATTTGCGACCACGCTCCACGCACCCGCTTCATCGCCGAGACGACGCGGGACATTCTCAAAGAAGACCCTATGCGCAAGGTGCTAATCTTGTCGGACCGTCGCGGACATCTCGAGTCCATCGCAGGGAACCTCCAGGCCGCGGGAATCTCCGATTGGGGCTTTTATTACGGAGGCATGAAGCAAGATGATCTTAAGCGTAGTGAGGGTCGGGCCGTCATCCTCGGCACATTTCAGATGAGTCAAGAAGGTCTCGACATCAAAGGACTCGACACGCTCGTGCTTGCATCGCCAAAGTCGGACATTGTGCAGGCGACCGGTCGCATCTTGCGGGACAAGGCATGTGATCGAAAGAACATACCCCTCATTGTCGATGTGGTCGACGACTTTAGTGTTTTCGCCTCACAAGCTCGCAAACGGTCCGCATACTTTAAAAAGTGCAAGTACGTGTTTGAGGGCGCCAAGGAAGATTCTTCGTCGGAAGCCGATGGAAAACAAAAGAGCATCGATAAATACGCTTTTCGCAAAATCTAGGTGCGTGCAGCCGCCACCGCGGCGTTGCCGGCTATATTGTCGCGATGCGCTTTATACAACACTTCGCCATTATAGCGCGGATCCACGTGGAGTTGACGCCGTTCGGTGATTTGCGTGTCGCCCAACCACACTTTGATGATGCAAAAATTCTTTTTGGGACTAATCGACATACCGGTGACTAGGTCGCTCGATAATTTTTCTCGATCACTCGGGGCAATGATATCCTCTCTCAACATTTTTTTACACAAATCGCTCCAAAATCGATTGACGTCATTCTTCATCACCTTGAAAGACAAAGACCCTCCATTGATGTTACCGGGATCGTCCCAACAAGGAAACACACTCTCACGGAACAAGAAAAACATGCCTAGATGCAAGTTGGTCGAGATGTGTTTCGTGAGCGCGTCAAACATTTCGACACTAGTGACGTCACAGATACGCACATAGCTAGGGAGCGTCCAATCCGAGTTACACGGATCGTGAAAGTACAACGACCACAAGTCATCTAGGAATTGTTCGTCAACGTCCATGTACGCCCCTTGCGCCATAGCTGTCATTTATCCTTTAGACCCTTTTCGGATGTCAAAAACACACCTTGTCATTCATCATCAAATGGGAATGAGTCAATGACATGTCGTCGGAAATCAATTCTAAACGTGTGTTCTCGTTGAACAAGGCCTCGATGCACGTGGACGTCTTGATGTGTCCCAACAGATGCATGAGAACCACGGCCTCTCTCACCGTAAAATACGCGATATCGCACGAAAACTCGTTGACAAAACGCGTAACGTCGATGTGACACACGGTCGCAAAGAGACAACGCTTTCGTGACTGTGCGTTTGGATTGCGTGCGCTCAAGAGGGCCACATTCCCGTCCCATGTGCGGACAAACACGACGCCTTGATTCGTGAAAAGGTCTTGGACGTTCATGGGCGTATACCACGCATATTGGCGTCGGAGGACGAGAGACAACAAGTAGTCAAAGTAAAGATCGAGCCATGTACAAGAATACACGACTTTGCGCTTTGCCGAAGGAACATCCAACAAAATTGCGTACCGCACAAAATCGTGCGTAGAATGATATGAATTGACGATTCGTGTGTTTAATCGATGTACCTTGTTCCCAATGTATTGCGTAAAAAGCCGAAACATCGCATACAATTTCATGAACCTCGTGATTATCGACAACATAGAGACAAAGAATATAGAATAACATAAAGGCTAAGCTTTAGACCAAAAAAATAAGCATCTAAGGCGAATGCATTCTTGTACCCCAAAGATGCCTAGCAAGCTTCTCACCAAGCGCGTATGTGAGTCGATCGAAAAGGATCCCGATGGGTTTGTACGCGAATTATTCGAGGGCTACAAGACAAAGTCCATGGCTTTGAAAAAGTTACAGGCCATCATCCAAGAGGCAAACGAAGCCTACCGCAACTCGGGACACGCGTTGTTGAGCGACGGTGCGTACGACGCACTCGAAGAGGAATATGAAACTCGGGCGAGTGGGGATAAGGCAGTCAAGGCGGTCAAGGCAGTCGGCGCTCCCATACCCGCTAACGATGCTCGAAAAACCCGACTACCATTTTGGATGGGTAGCATGGACAAAATCAAGGACACAGATGATACCGCATTGAACAAGTGGATCAAGAAATACCCTGGCAACTATGTCGTGACCGACAAGCTAGACGGAAACAGTGCCATGCTTCACTATAAGGATGGCAAGGTTGCGCTCTACACCCGCGGAGATGGCGTGATCGGTCAAGATATCAGCCACCTCATCCCTTTGCTCATGACGGAGCTACCAGACGCCATGCCAAAGAAGACACACATGGCCATTCGTGGAGAACTCATCATGAGCAAGGAATCGTTCAAGAGCATCGAGCGCGTCTCGGCAAATGCACGAAACGCAGTTGCGGGTCTCATCAACAGCAAGGACATCAATAAAAAGGTGGCCTTACTCACCGAGTTTGTCGCATATGAGCTCGTCGAACCCACCGGTCTGTCGATCGAAGATCAATTGCTTCAACTCCAAGAGCTCGACGTACCGACCGTGTACGCCAAGCGTGTCAAGACGCTCTCTGTCGACAAACTGTCCAAGTGCCTTGCAACACGTAAGGACGAGTCCGAGTATGAAGTGGATGGCATCGTGGTGCAACACAACCAACCACACGAACGCGTCGATGGACAAAACCCCTCTTATGCGTTTGCTTTCAAGAGCATGGCGGCGTTGCCGACCGCACGAGTCACCGTGACAAGCGTCGAGTGGGCGTTGAGCAAGGATGGATTGCTC